CTATCTGCTCGCGTCGCAGACTCACAATGTGCTCGACGGCGGCGACGGCGTCGAATGGGGCTCGGCGCTCGTCTATGCCGCGATCCACCAGACGGGCGGCGACATTCACCGCGAGTCGCGCGAGCACACGATCTACAGGAAAGTCTCGAAGAGCGGCGCGCTCGGCCACCGCTTCGTGAAGAAGACGGACTCGAACTTCGCCCAGGACGTGCATGTCGGCGCTTACGACATCCACATCCCGGCGCGGCCCTATCTCGGCGTCGACGCGGAGGACGAGGCCACGATCGAAGGAATTGCGCAGCGCCATCTCGAAGCCGCGCTCCTCGATACTTCGGCCGGGAGCGTTTCATGATCAGCGCCGCGCAGATCAAGGCCGTGCTCGCGGGCAACGCCGCCTTCAACGCGGTCGGCGGCGCTGGCGACTTCGCGGCCGCGGCCGAGCAGCTGATAAAGACGCGAAGCCTGTTCGTCATGCCGCCCGTCGAGTCGCTCGGTCCCAACACGACCGGCACGCAGGTGGTGCGCCAGAAATCGACCGTGCGCGCGCGCATCGTGCTCGGCTTCATCGTGCGAAGCGCCACGAAAGAAGATCTGTCGGGCGACGTCGACACGACACGCGAGGCGCTCAAGGCCGCGCTAGTCGGATGGACGCCCGACGCGAGCGTCTACGCGCCGATGATGTTCGCGGGCTCCTCCGCGCTCGCCGCCGGCAAGGACGGCGCCACTGTGTTCTACGCCTGCGATTTCTTCACCAACTACTTCCTGAGGAACGTCCCATGAGACACTTCTCCAACCGTTACATCCAGAACGACGACGGCTCGATCGAGCGCGTCGAGGTCGACGCCACGCCCGGCGCCGACAACAGCCGCGCGAATGGCTACGACCCGAAGCCGGGCCGCGCGTTCAACGCGAAGAAACGTCACTCTTCGCCCGCGAAGAAGGAGAGCTAGTTAGATGGCCGGCCAACCCAAACTTTCAGCCAGAAAGGTCCTGGCGTCGAAAGTCGAGCTCGTCTACGGCGTCGACACCGCCGACACGGGCAACGGCATCCTCGCCTCGAACTTCACCTGCGCGCCGATGGCGGCGAGCGTCGCCAAGCGCCAGCGCGCCTATCAGACATTCGGCGCCGACCCGAGCGAAGTCACGCAGATCTACCGCACCATCGCCTTCGACGTGGAAATGGCGGGTTCGGGCGTGATAGGGTCCGCGCCGCCGCTCTACGGCAATCTGCTTCGCGGCTGCGGCCTCTCCGAAACGCTGGCGACGTCGGGCATCCACACCGGCGTGTTCTACCAGCCGATCTCGTCCGCATTCGAGAGCGTGTCGCATCACTTCTTCTGGGACAGCCTGGAGCACAAGCTGCTCGGCTCGCGCGGCACGCTGTCGCTGAAGGCGAGCGGCGGCGCGCTGCCGATGATGAACTTCAGCTACTCCGGGCTCTACTCGCCAGTCACCGACGCCGATCCGCCCGACGTACACACGGACCTCGAAGCGTTCCTCGACACCGAAGAGGTGAACCTCGCCAACACGCAATTCTCGCTCTTGGGCGTCGAGGTGGTGATGGAGTCGTTTCAGCTCGATGCCGGGAACACCGTCATCTTTCGCGATCGCCCGAACGCCGCCGAAGTCGCGATCACCGATCGCATCGCCAAAGGCACGGTGAGCTTCGAAGCGCTCGACATCGCGACCTGTGATTTCTTCACGGCCGCGGCCGACAAGACCACGGGCGCGCTGCAACTCATCCAGGGCACGGCGGGCGGCAACATCGTGCAGATCGATGCGCCGCGCGTGCGCACGCTCAATCCCACCTGGGCGGACCAGAACGGCATTCTGGTGATGAACGTGGGCCTCGAATTCTGCCGTACGGACGGCGACGACGAATTCAGCATCTGGGTGAAGTGACCTGCCTCGGCAGGTCATCCCCGCGCAGGCGGGATCAAGGAGGAAACAATGACCAGGTTTGTATTTCTCGCGAACAGCGAGACGGGCACGCGTGCGTGGCCGTGCAAGATCAGCGTGCCGCTCGATGGCGGCAAATTCGAAGAACAGGAGCTGAAGGCACTCTTCCGCGTGCTGCCGATGAGCCGCGTCGCGGAGGTGCTGAAGCCTTCGGTCGCGTCGCTCGGCCAGAGCGGCGACGTGCTGCTGCTGAAGGAATGCCTGGCCGGCTTCGAGGATTTGCAGGATTCGAGCGGCGCCCGCGTTCCGGACGACAAGGCGATCCCGGCCATGCTCGAAATTCCCTACGTCGTGATCGGCCTCGTGCGTGGCTACTACGATATGGTGCAGGGCCGACTGCCAAAAAACTAGAGGCCGTCGCTTTCGCGCTCGCGGGCGAAGGCGGCGGGGGACGCGCGATCGATGAGGAGACGATCGCGGAACTGAAACGATGGGGCGTGGGCGCGAAGGCGCTTGCGAAAGCGCGTGCCAAGGTCCGCGAGGATGCTGTCGAGGTCGAGCCCGAGAACGCGCGTGCCGTGCGCCTGTTTCTCGCGCTCACGACGCAATGGCGCTATGCGCCGCGCACCAACGGCAAGATGGAATTGCTTCAGCGCACCGGCCTCGATTACGCGGTGCTTCCGGCTGTTTCATCCGCGCTCGCCATCGCCCTCGACGAAACGCTGCTGGCGCAGCTTCGCATCCTCGAAGGCAAGACCATCGAGATCCACGGCGAGCGCCAGCGCCATCTCTTTTCCTCATCCTGAGCCTGTCGAAGGATGAGCGCCGATCTCGTCGCCAAACTCACGCTCGCCGGCGATGCGTCCGGCATCGTCGGCGCGGCGACCGAAGGCTCGGTCGCGCTCGACAAGCTGAAAGCGTCCGCGACCGAAGCGGGCGCTGCCGGCGGCGCGATGGCGCCGCAATACAATGCCGCTTCTATCGCGGTCGCGAGACAGGCCGCGGCATCGGATACGGCGACAAGAGCGCTCTCGGCGAGCGGCGCGGCCAAGGTCGATGAGATCGCGCGCCTGACCCAGCTCGCCAGCGCGTCCTCCGCGACCACGTCGAACATCACCGCGCTCTCGGCCGCGCATTCGAAGTACAACGCAGAGGTCAACGCCGCGCGCGCATTGCTCGCGACGGGAGTGATCACGCAAGTCGAATATGGCGCGGCGGTCGACGCGTCGTCGAACAAGCTCGCGCTCGCCAACGCCGTCCACGATGCCAACAGCGCGGCGCTGCTGAAGGAAAGCGGCGGCTCGGCCGCACTCAGGGCTGCGCAAGCCGAGCTTGGCGAAGGCGCGGAAGCGACCGGCGTCCGCATCGAGGGCCTGACGCGACAGCTCGAGCATGTCGGCGCTTCGACCGGCATCGGGCTCGGCACCACGCGCCTGCTCGTCTACGGCTTCCGGGATCTCGCGGCCGTCGCCGTGACGCCGGTCGGCGGCCTGGTGCTCACGGCCGCCGCCGTTCTCGGTGTCGTCGCCGCCGGCGCGCTCTACGCGCAATCGCTCCTGAACCTTCAGGTCTCCGTCACGCGCAGCAACGACGCGCTGCAAATGAGCGAGACCGGCTACCAGGAACTTGCGAAGGCGATTGCGGGAGCGGCCAACGTTTCGCAGGCCGAAGGCCGCGTCATGCTCGAAGCGTTTCTCGACGGCGGGGCGAAGTCCACGAAAGCGGTCTACGACGCCACCGCGGCTGTGCAGGGCTACGCAACGATGACCGGCGAGACGGCCGATGCGGCCGCAAAGAACATCGGCAAGATGTTCAACGATCCGGCAAGCGCCATCGACGATCTGAACAAGCAGTACGGGCTCCTCGACGCGGCGCAGACGGAGTCCATCAAGCAGATGATCGCGCACGGCGACGAAGCCGGCGCGCAGGAAGCGGTGATGGACGCGCTGAGACAGCACGTCGCTGCCTTCACCGGCGAGACCACGGCGTTCGGCAACGCCTGGAACTACGTCAAGACGACGGCATCCGACGCGCTCGGATGGATCGGCACCGAGGCTGACAAGCTCGGGAGCTTCTTCGCCGAGCTTGCGGGCTTCACGGCCACGGCCCCCGACGCGGCGGCGGCCGCTGCCCGCGCGCAGCAGGAGGCCTACAACAAGCTCAGCAATTCGGTGGCGCAATACGCCGGCAACTACAATCACGAGGCCGAGCGCGCGCAGATTCAGGACCAGATCGACAACGCCGACGCGCTCCTGAAAGAGTCCAAAAACGCCACCGACACGACGAACGCGCTTCACGCACTCGCAGAGGGCAAGAAGCAGCTCGCGGAGTTGGACAAACAGGACTCCGCGAACAAACAAAAGCTCGACGACGCCGACCGGGCGCATCTCGACACCATCAAGCATCTGATCGACAGCAGCGCCGAAACCATCGCGATGGCGCAGGGCGAAGCCGCGGCGCTGCAGAAAGAGGCAACGGCGTCGGACGGCACGGCGGCATCCATTCGCGACCTGCAGCAGGCCTACGACGTACAAAAGAAAATCCAACCGTTCCAGACGGCTCTCACGCAGCTCGATGACCTCTACGACCGCGGCAAGGTCAAGGTGGCCGACTACGCGAAGGAACACGCCGCTCTAGAAAGCGAGATCGCAAAGGTCACGGCGGCGACCCAGCAGGAGATCGCGGCGCAGAACGAAATTACCGCGAAGCAGGACGTCCGCGCGCAATTCACCTCTCTCACTGCGTTCTACAAGGATTACGCGGACGCGATCGGCGGCATGACGGCGGACCAGGAGACCGCGTTCGGGAAAAGCAAACAAATTCTCGATCTCGACATTGCCGCGGCCAATCTGTGGAAGGACCAGATGCTGGCCGCGGTGAAGAGCACCGAAACCGGCTACGACGACTACGCTTCGCACGTGAACGACGTGTTCAACGGCAAGATCGCCAAGGCCTACGACGACAATCTGAAGCGCGCGCAGGATTGGGGCTCGGGCGTCGAGCTCGCGATGCGCCAGATGACGGCCGACACGCAGAACTGGGCCAAGACGTCGGAGAGCCTTCTGACGGGACTTTCGACGGAGTGGGAGGACACCTTCGTCAAGATGGTGACCGGGGGCCAGAACGCGCTCACGGACTTCTTCACGTGGATCGAAGAGCAGCTTTTGAAGCTCCTCTATCAGAAATACATGGCCAGCTTCTTCAGTGGCCTGTTCAGCGACGTCGCGGGCTCGCTCGGTGATCTGTTCGGGCTCACCGGCGGCGGTGCATCGAGCGGGGGCGCCGGCGGCGCGACGGTCGCCGGCGGCGTCATGCATTCGGGCGGCGTCGTCGGCGCTGCGACGGAAATCCGCAACGTCCCGGCCGCGCTCTTTTACGACGCGCCTCGCCGTCACTCCGGCGGAGCGATCCTCGCGCCTGGCGAGGTGCCGATCATCGCCAAGGCCGGCGAGGTCGTGCTCACCGAAATCCAGGCGCACGTCATTGATGCGGCGCTCGCGCGGCCCGTCATTCTTCAGATGCCGGCCAACGGCAACAACGCGCCGCCGGTCGCAGTCAACATCCACCAGGCGCCCGGCACGCAGGCGACGGCGAGCGAGCCCAAACGCGGATCGGATGGTTCGTTCTCGATCGACGTGCTTGTTCAACAAATAGACCGCACGCTCGCACAGCGCAGCAAGAAGGGCCGCAGCGCCTACACCGCGTCGCTCGAAGACACGCACGGTCTCGTCCGGAAGCCGTTCGGATGACCGCGAGTCTTCCCCTGTGGCCGCAGAACATCCTGCCCGCGCCGTCGCTCTCCGACAATCTGAGCGCGCAATACCCCGACCTCGTCACGCGGACGGATTTCGACCAGGGACCGTCGCGCCAGCGCTCGAACTGGAGCGCCGGCCCGACGACGCAATGGATCACCTGGCCGATGAACGCGGTGCAACTTCGCATCTTTCACGGCTTCTGGCGCAACGAGATTTCGAACGGCGCGGACTGGTTCCTGATGCCGATCTTCGACGACGACGACTACCGCGTCTACACGGTCCGCTTCGTCGACGTGGCGCAGCCGGTGTCCTCGAGCTCGGGCGCGGCCATCACGAGGAACGCCGGCGAGTGGATGTATCAGGCCGTCGTCGAGACGATGGATGAAACAGCGCCGGACGAATACGAGACGGCCGAGCTGATGCTCACCTTCTCGACCGACGTCGCGCTCGCGGACATCGTCGCCACGTTCGATACGGCGCTAAGGACGCTGTCATGACGCGCTCAAGCAGCGAAGCGATAGCGGATAAAAGATGAGCGACGCCGGCTACACCTATACCGACGAAGCGCGCGAATACATGTTCTCGCCAGCCGGCGAGGACGTCATTGTCGACACGATCGAGCTTCGCCATCCGGCGTTCCTCGACGAGCACGGCGATCCGATCGCCGTCCGCTTCGTCAACGACTTCAGCGACCTCCGGGCCAAGCTCGAGCCCGGCGCGCCGATGAACGGCGGCCAGTTCGTCACCTTCACCGCGGCGCGCTTCGAACTCGTGCTTCCGGACTCGCCCGAGCAGGGACTGCCGCAGGCGCAGATCGCGGTCTGGAACGTGACGCGGGAAGTCTCGCCCTGGCTCGCGCTCGCGGTGACGAGCGTCGCGCCGGTGCAATTGTCGCTCAGGCAATTCCTCGCCGACGATCTCACCGAGCCGTGCTTTGTCATGCACGGGCTCACCTTCGACAACGCGCAGGCCACCAACCGCCGCGTCACCGCGACGTGCGGCTTCGACGATCTCCTTAACATGCCGTGCCCGCGCGAAATCTACACAGAGGAGAATTCCCCTGGTCTCAGAAGGTGACATCCGCGTCTGCCGCGCTTTCGTGCACGAAGCACCTGCGCTCAGGCAGCGAAGCGGCAGCGCATCAAATAACGATGACGCGAGTACATTTGTGCGAGCGGTCATCGGCAAGCCCTGGCACGAGAACGCGCAAGGTCCCGACGCCTACGATTGCTGGGGACTCGCGCGCGCGGCGCAGAAGATCGTCTTCGGCCGCGATCTTCCGATTGTTTCCTGTCCCTCGACACTGCGCGCGCTCGTCGAGACGATCGAAAACCACGCCGTGCGCGACAACTGGCCGGAAGTCGAGAGGGCGACGCATGGCTGTCTCGTTTCGATGACGCAATCGCTGCACCCGCATCACATCGGAACCTATCTCGGCCTCGACGGCGGCCGCGTGCTGCACGCGACGAAGAACGAAGGCGTGATGTGCTGCACGCTGGCGCAGCTGCGCCTCGAAGGCTTCAGCAAATTGCGGTTTCACAACTATCGGGCCGTCCCGGCATGACGAAGCTCGTGCACATCAGAAGCCCGCTCGCGCCCGAGATTGGCATGCGAACCTTCGATGTCGAGCCGGGCGTGATCCTGACGCGCGCGATCGCCGACGCCGAATGGAAGCTGCCACCGTCGACATTCCTCATTCGCGCAGACGCGCTCGATCGCGAGATCGACTGGAGCGATCTGCGCTATGCCGAATTGTTCGTGAAGCGCGACGAATGGGACCTTGTTCCGCTTGAAGACAACGCCTGCGCGGTGCTCGTGACGCTGCCGCGGGGCGGCGGCGGATCGAGCGGTTCGCAGGTGCTCCAGATCGTGGCGATGATCGCGCTCGTCGTGGTCGCGGCCTTCGTCGCCGGCGCTTACGGCGCCGCGCTCGCGGCCGACCTTGATGTCAGCCTCGCCGCGGCGCAAGCCATCATCGCCACGTCGATCGTCGTTGCCGGAAAGTTGATCCTGTCTGCGATCCTGCCGACGCCGAAACCGAAGTCGCCGACCAGCGCCTCGCCGACCTACACGCTCGGACCGCAATCCAACCAGGCGCGGCTCGGAGCCGCGGTGCCCGAGTGGTTCGGGCTCTTCAACCAGACGCCGGATCTTCGCTCGCAGCCCTATGTCGATTACAGCGACAATTTCTCGAACCTCTACGAGCTGTTCTGTCTGGGCAAAGGCTCATACCAGATTCAGCAGATGCGCATCGGCTCCAACGCCTTTGCGACGATCGAGTCCGGCGTCCTCGTGGCGACGGGCACGTACCCCGAGATCGAATGGCAGATCGCGGGGCCGGGCGAAGCGGTGACGCTGTTTCCGGACAACGTCGTCACATCGACGGAAGTCTCGGCCATCGAGCTGCTCGGCACCAACGAGACGGGCTACGCGCCGAGCGACTGGTTCGTTACCAATCCTCCGGGCACGGCGACCAACCTGATCGCGATCGACATCGCGCTGCCGGGCGGCCTGTATCACCTGACGGACAGCGGCAATTACAACCGCGCCGAAGTGGATTTCACCGTCTGGGCGCAGCCGATCGACGACTTCGGCAACGTCACGGGCGGCAAGTTCGTGATTCTCGACGAGCACCTGTCGCTCGCCACGCCCGATCCGCAGCGCATCTCCTTCCGGTGCAAGGTGGCAAGCGCGCGCTATCAGGTGCAGGCCGAGCGCATGAACAAGAAGGGCACCACCAGCTCCATCTCCGACACGCTCGAATGGCTCTCGCTGCGCGCCTATCTTCCGGGCACGCCGCATTTCGCCGACTGCACCATGATCGCGATCAAGGCGCAGGCGACGAACAATCTGAACGGCCAGTCGAGCGACCAGTTCAACACCGTCGCCGTCCGCCAGCTCGCGACTCCGGTGGAGATCGACGGCGTGTGGCAATGGAGCGCCACGCCGCAGCCGACGCGCTCGATCGGCGCGGCGGCGTATTACCTGCTGACGTCAAGCAACAACGCCGATGTCGATCCGTCCTTCGTCGACGGCGACTGGCTCCTGAATTACGAGGCCCTGTGGCAAGCGCGCGGCGATACCTTCGACGGCGGTTTCGACACCCAGCAGAGCTTCTTCAACGCCCTCAACCAGGTGCTGAACGTCGGCCGCGCCCAGGCGCTGCCCGGGCCGCTGATCTCGTTCAACCGCGACGAGCCGAAGACGCTCTACCGCTGCGCCTTCTCGCCGCGCCAGATGGCGAAGGACTCTTTCACCATCAACTATGTGTTCTTCGACTCGAACACCGCCGACGCGGTCAACGTCACTTACATGGATGAAACGAACTGGACGAACGACACGGTGTTCTGCGCGCTGCCGGGCTCGACGCTCGATGCCGGCACCGCGCCGCAGGTGACCGCGTTCGGCATGGTCTCGCGCGACCAGGTCTTCCGCACCTACATGTACACGCTCGCGGCCAGCTGCTACCGCCGCGAATTCCCGCAATTCGACACCGAGCTCGACGGGCGCGTGTGCCAGCGCGGCGACCTCGTGCGGCTCTCCCACGTGATGCCGCAATGGGGCGGCGCGGCGGACGCGATTGCGCTCGAAGAAGACGACGACGGCGATATCCTGACGCTGAGCGAACCGTGGACGCTCGACATCGACTCGCCGACGATCACTGTTCACACGCCCGATGGCTATCCGGCCGGCCCTGCCTCGATCGCCATTCTCGACGATGGCGCCATTTCGCATCGCGCACGGGTGCGACTGACGGACACGTGCGAGCCCACCCAGGGGCTCTACGAAGGCCAGCCGCCGCGCGATTGGGGGCTTTGGGGCGACACGGTGCGCGGGCTTCAGCGCGAGCGGCCAAAATGTCTGCTCGGCACGAGCATTACCGAAGCCGTCGACGCGCTTGTCGTGTCGATGAAGCCCGCGGCGAAGTCCGTCGCGACCGTCGCATGCGTCGTCGACAATCCGCTCGTGTACACGGCCGACGAAGGGGTCGTGCCGGCCGTGATCCCGATGGGGCCGAACGATCCGGTCGAAGATCTCCAGATCACGGGCCTCGCAATCCGCGAAGTGCTGTCAGACTCGGTCCTGTTTTCGAGCCCGCGCGACGCGGCGGCTTCGATGGTCACCGTCAATCTGACGGGCGCGCCCGACGCGGTGAGCTTTGCTTACCGCACGCGCTACCGCGACGGCGGCACGTGGGGGCCACTGATTGCCTTCACCGGCGGCGCGTTCAGCTTCCGCTCTGGCAAGGGCGTGATCCAGGTGCAGGTGCGCGCGATCGGCAGCTTCTCGATCGGCGACTGGGCCGAAGCGAGCGTGAATTCGATCGGCTACATCGAAGTGATCAACGCGACCTTCGATTTCAGCCGCAAGGCCAACAGCGGAAACCTCGCGCTCTTCGGCGCGCCGTGGATGAATTGAAAGGTAGTTAGCACATGGCGGACTGCACACCCATCACCCAGGTCGTGGTCGACGGCAACGGCACGGATCAGAACTTTCCCGCGCCGCCGGCCGACCTCACGCCGATCGGGATCAACGTCTCGACGGGCATCTCGACGACGCTGCAGGCGGCGACGGCCGGCTATCTCACGCGGCTCTACCGTTTGTTCCTGGTGGCCGATGGCGCGTGCTCGCTCACCTTCTTCGACGGCGCGACGGCGCTCGACCCGGTGATCAAGATGGCGGCCGGCGAGACGGTGATCCTGGATCAGGGATTGTTCCCGTGGTTCCAGGGCACGCCGGACACCGACTTCAAATTTCAGACTTCCGCCGCGGTGCAGATCACAGGCTGCGCGTGGATCAACCTCAACCCGGCGTGAGAACGATGCTGAAGAGCTTCTTGAGAGGCTGTCTGATCGCGCTGCTCGCCGCATCGCCGGCGCTGGCGAGCCAGGTGTCCGTTCCCGCGTTGCCCGGCACGGTCACAGCGACCGGCTCGCCAGCGAGCGGAAACCTTGCGGTATTTTCCGGCCCGACGTCGGTGACCGACGGTGATCTTTCGGGCGACGCAACAACGAGCGGGACGTCGGCCGTCACGGTGAGCAAAACCGGAGGTGTCCCGTTCGCGCCGAGCGCCACGATCGACACGACAAACGCGTCAAACGTCAGTTCGGGCACGCTGCCTTGCGCGCGCCTGCCGGCGCTCACCGGCGACACAACGTCTTCGGCGGGGAGCTGCGCAACAACGACCGCAAAGGTCGGCGGCGACGCGAATGTCGCTTTCACCGATGCGAACCAGACATGGATCGGCCAGCGCGGCAAGGTGCAGACGATCGCGCTCAGCGGTGCTGTGGCGACGCCCGATTTCAACGGCTTCCTAAATTACTCATTGACGCTCGTGCACGCGTCGTGCCCCTGCACCTTCGCCAATCCGGTGGCGCTCCCCGTCGCCGGCCAATCGGGCGTCATCGTCGTCATTCAGTCGGCGATCGGCACGGACGCGATCGGCACATGGGGATCGGACTACATCACCACGGGCGGCGTGAGCGGCATTGCGCTCAGCTCGGCCGCGAGCGCGGTCGACGTGTTCGGCTACTACGTCGTCGACTCCACACACATCCTTCTCACGACGGGAGCTCTCAATGCGACTCATTAAAGTGTTCCTTGCGCTCGCGCTTCTGTTCGCCGCGCTGCCGGCGCACGCCACCACAACGATTCTCTTCGCTGGAGGCGAGGATACCGACCTGACGCTCACCGGCTCGGTCGCCGTGGACACCACGTCGGCGCACTTTCGATCCGGCTATGCCAGAGAGGACCTGAACATCGCGACTCAGACGGTCGCCGATCCTCCCGCCAATCGCATTACGACTCCGGCCGTCGCCAACCAGACCATCATGTGGGTTCACGCGGTCTCCTACAACGGCGGGAGCCTTATCTCTTCCAATGCGCAGATGATGGGGCTCTTTGGGTCCGACGGCGTGCGCCGGCTTCTGGTGAGGGCCACCGGGACGGCCAACCAGGTCAAAATCTCCACACGCAACACAGCCGCGACGATTACCGATCTCGTGACATGCACGAGCGGCGCGTGGACTTCGTTGTCCACGATCAAAGTCGACTGGTTCACAAACTACGCCGTCAGCGGAGAGACGACGCTTTACATCAACGGCGTTCAGGTCTGCGATTTCGTCGGCGACGTGACGACCAACAGCGTGACGGCCGTCAATCAGGCGGACTTTGCTTCTCCGTCCAACGTAACGCCGATCGGCTGGTCCGAGATAATTCTCGCCACCGGCGACACGCGCAGCATGAACCTCTTTACTGCTTCCCCCGTCGCCAACGGGAGCAACATGACGTGGTCGGGCTCGTGCACAAACATCAACCCGACCACGATCAACGACGCGAGCGTGATCTCGACGGGATCGAGCGGTAACATCGCAGAATGCACCGCTCCTTCGCTTCCCTCAGGCTCGTTCACCGTGCCGGCCGTGACGCAGACGGCGCGCTTCCAGGCCGGCGCGTCGGGGCCGCAGAGCTTCTATTACATCGCGCGGCCGTCGTCTGGATCGACCGATTACAACAACGGCTCGGCGCAGACAGGTACAACGAGCTTCGCGAACTACCAGCACGTCTGGTCGCAAAACCCGGCCTGCTCGTGCGGATGGGGCACCGGCGATCTCGGCACGGGCGTGAACTTCGGCGTGGAAAGCCAGCCCTGATGCGCCTCACGCGCCTTCTCGTCTTTCTGTGCGCGGTGGTGCTGGCGCCAAGCGCTGCGCTCGCCGTCGCCGGCAGCCCCGTGCAGCTCGGCACGGCGAATGGCACGACGACGGCCGTCATCACCACGAGCGCAGACGCGCCGGTTGGTTCTCTGATCGTCGTTGCCTCCGTCGCGACAAACGCGATCGCGGTTTCGAGCGTGGCCGACAATGTCTCCAACTGCTCAAGCGCGTATACCGCGCTCGACAATGCGACCGTCGCTTCGCGTCCGACCATCGCTGTGTTTTACTGCCCGAACACGGCGAACGATCTGGCGATCGGCAAGACGATCACGGTCACCGTTCCTTCGACGGACAAGGTCGCGGCGACGGCCTTCGCGCTTGGCGGCATGGCGACGTCGCCGGCCGACACGCACGCGCATTCCTCGAACGGCGCGAGCGGCACGAGCGCGACCAATGTCTCGACCGGAACGCAGGGGCAGGCCTACGAGCTGATCGTCGGCGCGCTGGCGCTCGGCTCGACATCGAGCGCCTTCACGCCGGGCGGCCAGTTCTCGTCGATCGGCGGACTCTCGAGTTCGAACGGCAGCGCCTGGGCCGCGTGGACCATTTCCTGCTCGACCGTTGGCCAAAGCTTCGCGCCTTCGTGGACCACGTCGAATGCCTACATGGCCGATATCGTGAGCTTCAAGGTCGCGAGCGCAAACGGCCCGTGCGTGTCGAAAACCAACGCCTATGAAATCCTGAATTACGGCGTGGCGAACGCGGGCGCGGTGAGCAAGACCAACGCCTACGCGGTGATGAACTACGGCGTGGCGAACTCGGGCGCGGTGAGCAAGACCAACGCCTACGCGATCCTGCAATACGGCCCGAACGTCTCGAAGACCAACGCCTACATCGTGCTGCAATCGACCTTCGTTCCCAAGATGCCCTTCCACAGTTTCCCGTGAGGCAACCATGACCGATACACCGATCCAGAGCGTCACCAAGTTTCAGACGGATGCGATGATCTTCGACAATTTCCTCACCGACGACGCCAACACGGAGGTGGACTTCTCGCCCGCGCAGGACGGCAGCGACCTGCGCCCGTCGCTCGAGATGATCCTCGCCAATCTCGGGCTGCATCCGGCCGTGAAAGGCTGGGTCGATGCGGCACAGACAGGCGTGCTGCCGGCGCACACGTATAACAACGGCGCAGGCGGCGTCGGCGCCACGATGACGGCGGACGCAAACGGCGCTTTTCCTGCCGCCTCCATCGACGGCGTCGCGCCCGTCGTTGCCATGCGGGTGTGGATTTCCGGGCTGTGGTTTGGCGCCCAGTCCGGCATCTACGTCGTCACGCAGGTGGGAGACGCCGGCACGCCGTGGATTTTGACCCGCGACACCGACGCGGACTCGGCTGCGGAGCTGGGCTTCCTGTTTGCTTTCGTCACCGGCGGCGCGACGCAGGAAGGGCTGATGTATCTGATCGCCACCAGCGCGGCGGCGCTCGTGGTCGGGACGACGGGACTGACGACGCTGGTGGCGCCGCTGCCGCCGAACGTCGCGGTCGAAACCGCGCGGGCCGAAACGGCCGAAGCGGCGATCGAAAACGGACTGCGCTCGTGCGAGATCATCCAGAGCGCGGATTTCACGCTCGACGGAACGGCCGATTTCTGGCCGGTCGATACGAGCGGCGCCGCCGTCACGGTGACCGTTCCGGCCGGTGCGGGCTTCGCCAACCAGGAGTGGACGATCAAGAAAACGACCGCCGCCAACACGATCACGCTGCAATTCCAGGCCGGCGAATTGCTCGATGGCGCCAACACGTTCGTGCTGACAAATCACTGGGCGGCCGTGACCTTCCGCAACAAGCGCGGCTCGACCACCTGGTACGTCAAATCGCTCTATCTCACCTGAAGGCAGAGCCCGCGGCGCTGTAACGCCGCGAGCGCGAGGAGACACTCGCATGGCATCAACCGGCCGCATCGAGGCCATTCCGCCGCCCGCGAGCGGGCGCGGAAATGCAATCGGAAAACCATGCAAGAGTCG